CCCCTTTACCCAAGGCAACGCCAGATTTTGGTAGCAATGAACCAACGGTAAGTACATCTTCACTTGCGTATACAAAGTACCGCATTTGTTCTGCTGTGTGTGTAGCACCAGCATTTTGTAGCCATCCCGGGGGATTAATAACTGCCATCAGAACCACGTCTCCACGGTGACACATCCGGCGCCACCGACGCCGCCATTTCTTGCAATACCAGTTGAGGCAGCACAAGCACCACCGCCACCACCACCGTAAAGACCAGCCGAGATTCCAGTAAATTCCGTACCAGCAGATACAGTAAGTGTACCTACAGCGCCACCACCTAAATGTGCATGTCCACCAGGACCACCAGATCCTAGACCACCACCACCAGTACCCATATGACCTGTACCACCGCGAGTTTGTAATATTCCCGCCGACGTTGTACCACCAGCGCCACCAAGAGCCGAGAATACTCCTGCCGAAGTTCCAGCAAAACTTCCACCAGTGCCACCGGCTGCTACAACATGTGAACCAAATGAGGACGTATTACCGGCACTACCATTAGCACCACCGACTCCACCTGCTCCACCAGTTCCTACAGTAACAGCTACAGTTGCGCCTAAAGACGACGCTGCAAGAATGGATTCAGCATATCCGCCGCCTCCTCCTCCTCCACCTTTAGTATGTTCACCAGAAGAAGCCGCCGCGCAGCCACCGCCACCGCCACCACCGGCTTGTACACGAATTCTTACAGTTTTTGCATTAGCAGGTTTTGTCCACGTTCCGCCAGCACTAAAGAATTGATAGTTTGCAGCGGCTGGTGCAGTTGGAACAACTTGTACCCAAGCAGAACCACTATCACGTTCTAGGATTCCTGTATCTAGACGATCGCGGTAACGTCCAGCTTGACCAGCGGCAGGTAGATCACCAGACGCGAGAACTTGAATAATACCAGTACCAGCGAACCTCCTTGTATCAGTTATGTTAGCATTAACAATGCTAGAAACACCAGCACCGACAAATACTTGTGCTAATGTAATTGAATTGTTAGGAGCCGCCGGTGCAACAGGAGAAGACGCAGGAGTACCATCAACTACTACTAGCGAGCTTGTATTGTTAGATCCAGAATACTGAGAGTCCTCAACCTTAAAGACGATGATGTCAATTCTATTTAGAGAACCATGTGCTGCTGTTATGGTGATAGTAAAATCAGCATCGTTAAGAACACCGTAAGCGCCCTGTTTCGATGACTCAGTTCCGCCAATTTTGGCGTGTCCAGAGCCTACTATGACACCCATGGACGGTGAACCAGTTTGTGTTACCTTTAGTTTGCTGCCCTTTCCTGGATCCACCGAACTCTTTGGAATTAACGTTGATGTTAGTTGATCGCTGGGAAGATATACAAAATTGCGCATCTGCTCAGCAGTGTGAGTAGATCCGGCATTCTGGAGCCAACCCGGCGGGTTAATGACTGCCATTTACATCACCGTCGTAATTATCTGAATTTGAATAACATGCTTACCATCTGGTAATCTGTATCCACTTAAATCAATTTCGTACGGTAATTGATTTTCGAATAGTGATGCCAGAATTTTAGCAGCCTCTTTGGCTTTATCAATATCTTCATGGTATTGTGGGAAGTTTTTTCGTTGTTCATGCGTCACATCTTCAAGACGCGTTTCTAAGTTCTGACCAGATGCTACTCGGCCAACAGTGTGCCACATAGCCTACCTCCAAGCATTTCTAAAAGTAACAGTCATGGTGCCAGTTCCGGATTGACCACCAAACCTAATGAAAGAATCTCCTTGTGAAATTAAAAACCAATTGGACTGTGTCATTGTGTTTCTACGATTTACGTTACCATTAAGAGTAACAGTTCTATTTCCTAGATCTACAACTAAGGAATCTAATGCTCCAAGAGTAATAGCAAACGCCAATGTTCTTGACAATGTATCGTTGATTATTGTTGGATTAACAACAGGACCTACAATTGTCAGAATTGCAGGAGTAGGTCTGTTACCAACATTTGTTACAGTAAGTCCATTTGGTAGAACCGTTACACCAAAGCCAAAGTTGAAGCCAAAATTGAATCCTAAACCAGTTCCAATTTCTCCACCGAACGGAATCACATATTCTTGTAGGAAATTATCATACAAACGAGGATCTTCGGCAAACATTTTGAATTGTACTCTCGTCATTCCTATACGACGTAGTGTGCTCCAATCATATGATACGCCTCTTGACTTTACAAAGATTAATCGTTCATCGACAGCAGGAGCTTTTAGATAAAGTGGAATTGATGTCGTTACTGGTGCATAATTAAATTTCAACTCATCCATATACATTTCTTCTAACCCTGTTACGCAATATGCAGTACCTTCAAGAAAAATTTCTCGCCCCGTTTCAAATTCTGCATCTATAAAACCGCCATCTACACCTTCATGATCCCTCATAGTTTCACGAAATGTAGGAGAATCCAGTCCAGCAACTCTATCTATGTCAACGAATGGAAGTGATGCAGCATCATCATTGAGAACAATACCATTGTCTCCAAGCTGGAATGTGTAGTCTGTAATAAGTGGCATTATCTACCTGCCAAAAGGAAACCAAGTTCTTCGGAATGACGCCGTGGGTTTATCTCATTTGTGTATATGGTGAAGTTTTGGGTGTTTGTAGTTCCACCACCAGCACCGTAAGTATTAAGAGGAAGATTTCCTGCTTGAGTCGCAAGCACATTAGACATCATAGACAATGCGTTCATTCTGCTAGCCATACCTTGTGCTACTAACTCAACTATCTTCTGTCCACGATAGAATGGATTTCCTCTTCCGGCCATAGGTCCAGCCTTAGCAGGCGAGAACGGAAGTCTATTTAGTATCGATTGAGCTATCTCACCAATTTTATTTTTAACAGCTTGCACCTTACTACTAATACCATTAATCAAACCATTGATAATATTTGCACCTGCTTGGTATAACCAACTTAATGCACCGGCAAAGAAATTTCGAATACTTCCAATTATCCTAGTAACTTCACCAAAGGCCCTATTTAGTGCACTAGTTATAGCACCAACTACTGAATTCCAAGTATTGCGAACAGTTGCTAATATATTGTTCCACGCACTAACAAGAAAGTTTCTAATCGAGTTCCATATATTAATAACAAAGTTTTTAATTGTGTTCCATGTATTAATGAAAAAGTTTTTAACTGTAGTCCAAACACTCATAAACCAGGCCCCAACAAATGCCATGTGCTTACCAAAATCACTAAACCACTTAATGAGCATCTTAACCCATTCAATGATTTTAATTATTGCAATAATTAATGCAATAATCGCAGCGATAACGGCAAAGAACGCTACCACCACTGGACCAACGAATATGACAACTAATATTCCACCAACGACAGCAGCAATCTTGAGGAACCATTTAACGGCTTCGGCAATCCATCCAATAAGCGTTTTAATTGTTCCCTCATGTGCATAGTAAAATTCAGTTAAATCGTGAATAGCAGGTAGCACGAAGTTTCTAATAACATCACCAATAAATTTGAATGCATTGACAAGCATATCTTTTATCCAGTTTGAAACTTCTTTAACTGTATCAATAAACTCTCTGCTGAATATATCAGTAAGTCTACGAACGATCGGCATAACCTTTTGATCTATTACTGTCGCCAACGCTGTAAATGCTGGTTGCATGTATTGTTTCCAGGCATTCCATATGCCTTTGGCAGCCGGAAGAAGAGCATCCTCATACATCCGCTTTGCCCAATACCACAAATCTTCAAGCAGATATCTAAAGTTTGCACTCTTTTTCCAAGCCATAATGACAGCAGCCACAAATATAGCGAAGATAGCAGCTAGTGCAGCCATTCCACCAAGAAATATGAAAATGCCAGCTCCGGCAGTAGCGATCACTGCTCCAAAAGCTGCAATACCACCAACAATAAGAGTGAATAAACCTGCAATTCCAATTAAAACAGCTGCAAGTATGACAATATTAGTTACAAGTTTCTTTGTTGAAGGAGATAAATTATTAAACCACGTTACAATTGCTTGCAATGCTCCAACGATTCTTAAGAACATTGGGATAAGAGCATCACCAGCAGTAACCTTCAAAATAGACCAATGGTTCGCCAATTGCTGACTCTTACCAGCGACGGTATTAGCCATGATTTCATATGCAGATTGGAATGATCCAGAGGTAGTTGTCATTTCTTTGTAAATGGCCTCAAAGGTTTCGATGTTGCCGGGCAGCAAAAGCATGTTCTGTAGGAACCGTCGTGCTTCAATGGTTCCACCGGCACCCTTAAACACTTCCAAAATTTTGGCGATACGATCGGCCTTTGGAATCTTTTGTAGCGCAGTACGGAATTCCTTTAGAACATCGATCATCGGACGGAAATTACCCTTTGAATCTATCGCTTGAATTCCCAACTTTTTCAAAGCAGTTACAGCTTTAGGATTCGACATCGCGTCCATGGCACGAGATACGGCAGTCGTAGATCTAGCTGCTGTAATACCCATACGAGTGCTAGCCGCTAAAGCGGCAGATAGCATTTCAATACTCTGACCATAACGAGCAGCCGACGGTGTTGCTAGACCAATTCTTTTCACCCATTCGTCATATGTACCAATACCTTCCTGAACCAGTTGGAACTGAACATCTAGAAGGTGGTTCACATCTGAGAGTGGTAGATGGAAAGCGTTCAAGAAACCAATGGTGGCACGAGAAACAGACTGAACATCCGTACCACCAGCAACAGCGGCTTTCGAGAATGCAGTCAGAAGTTTTTCAGCGTCGCCAATACCAATTTCTAATGATGAAAACAGATCGAACAGGGCTGGCTGAATTTGTTGAAATGCCACTGGCACCGCAGCAGCTACACGTAGACCAACATCCCCAAGTTCTTTTGTAGAATATCTAAGCCCATCAACCTGTGTTCTAGTAAGAGCTGTTTGCTTTTGGTAATCTACAGCAGCGTCGACAAAGCCTTTCATAGTTAGAACTCCGACAACGCCAATAGCTGTCATACCTAAACCAACAGCACCCAACGCGCCAGATGCACCCATCATAGAACTGGCAAAACGCTGCATGGATACTCGATGTTGTTCTAGTGCAGCACGAGCAGTCTTTGATGCAGCTATTTGTCTATCAATTGCTCCGATGTGCTGAATAGTTCTAGCCATCGTGTCGTTTGTTGCACCAGAAAGTCTTTGTTGTGCCAAAGCATTCATTGCAGCAGATCTAGCTGCTCTAAGATTTGCTTGTGCTACCGTATCGCCAACCATGCGAACATCACGCGCAAAGCCACGCATGGCCCGTGTGCCTTCATCACGGGCCTTAATTACGAGCCATAAGTCACGGACTGCGCTGAACGGCACGGCTTTGTTTCCTGCTCTCTAATTCGTCCTTTTGAGACTGCCATACCATATAGTTGTTTAGAAGATGTACGAACACAATGTCCTGATCTAACAATCCTCCATCTTCTGGAAACTTATGAAATTCCCGACATACGGTTATTATATTATGTACGAGCAGTGCATCGTTTGTATGTTTAGCATTGGGCACGAGGATTACGGTCCTCAGCCCATCTAGGAGTTTTTTACTTCGTCGTCTCCTTCAAACCTATTAAAATCATCAATGTACTTGCCGATTTCTTGACCTATAGCTCCGTCGAGACGCTTAACATCATGAGCACTTTTGAAATTTAGAGTTCTTTCATTTTCATCGGTGAGGTTATGCTCAACAACGAGATTAGCAAAATCCCACAGGGTGACAGCTTCTTGTTGTACGTCTAGTTCTCCCTTGAAGTCTTTACTATTCTGGCTACCATCGATAAAGAACTTAGTCGCCATGCCCTGACGCCGTAGGCTTTCACCATAGTTCATTCTGCGCACGACGACAAACGCTCCTTCGAGCGTCTTCAATTCGAATTTTTCTTGTGTATTCAACACAACAGCAATAGGCATTAATTTCTCTTTTCTATAACGATCACGGGAAGAACTCTTCCTGTGTTTTAACAATAAGCTGCCAAGACTTTCCAGTGCCATCAATAACGTTCTGATAAGAAATAGACGCCCGAACAAGATCACCCTGTCCAGAGTTTGCAATCTCATAAGTATCCTTGATCGCCACAGGCGCAAGCATCGATATAGAGTTATTGGCACCCTTAGTCGCAGTCAATGTAATACTCTGAGCAGTAATTGCTTTGAACGCATCGAAGTCGGCGCGCGAGTCAAAGTCACGTTCAAGTGACATTGTTGATGTACGCTCACCATACTTAATAAACTGCGCTCCGCGCCCTGTGGACTTTAATCTAAACTGAGCCTCTGCATTATCTTCTACTGAAAATTCAAAAGTGTCTGTATCCGTGACCGGCGTTGCTGTTGGAATTTCAACACTATACTGACCTGCACCGAATGGTGTAGTTGTTGGCCATGTAGCTGTTGGCAAGGACGCAACAGCTTCATCACGTCCGAGAAGACTTGTATTCATCTTGAGCAAACCTTCCTCAATACTGAACACAAAGCTAGATGTAACCATTCCGGTGAAACCAAACACGATTCCATTTCTAACCATAGTTAGAGAAAGAGTCTTATTTGGAATACCAGCAGCCGTCGGAGTAATTGTGTAGGTAAAGTTAGGTGCTGTACCAGTCTTCAAGAATGTTGTTCTAGAAGAATAGATGAAATACACAATTACATCTTCAAGAGCCTCTATATCAATATCACCTTCAACATGGAAGTTTCCAGGTACCGCGCCAATGACATCGGCGCTCTGCCGAATAGGACGCCTAAAGATGGTTTCCTGCACACTGGCAAGAGACTCACTCATGAATGGAAAGAATTTGGTAGGCGCAGCATATACACCAGGAGTGGCGGCAGTGTTAGATGTTGGGAACGCACCGGCAGGTGAACCTGGTGTTGTGTCAATGTCAGTCGTGACAGCGCCAACAGTTTTGTACAATAGCTCGGTGCCAGATGCGCCACCTGCGGCGGTCTTGTATAGTTTATATCCAGTTGCACCTGTGACAGCGCCCCAGGTTACAGTTACCGTTGACGTTGAACCAGTTGTAACAATAGTTTGCTCATTGCTGGCGTTAGTTTCACCAACAGCATTAATGGCGGTAAGAACATATTTATACGTACCAGCGGTAATAGTACCACCGGATGCCGCAGTCGCTAAGGCAGCTTGCACTGGCGGCGTTA